AATAGCGGATATGAAGAGGCATCTTTTCTACGAGAAAACAGCAATTGAGAACATGAACAATAAAGATTTTAACTCAGCGCTGTTTAATAAACTGACTTCAATTGTCGTGAAGTGGAAAGATGCACCTGAGCACGATGTCAGACAGCTCGAATCATCAGATACTCTCATGAAGCATCCAGGCTCAATGACGATGATAGAGCGCCATGACAGAATTAGGTTTCTGCAGGGGCAAGTGCAACTTGATGCAAGCTCAAATTGAAGCAGAGTTAATAGCTCTTCTGCAATACGAAAAAGATTTGCTGTCAATATTCGACCGCTGCTTTGAACCTCAACGTGCGGCAGCGCTGCACAAAAGTAAACGCAAGGTCATCAGGTGTTCAAGGCGCGCGGGTAAAACCGAGCTTGCAGCAAACAAGCTTATTCAGTCTGCGCAGTCAGCACCTAACGGCATTAGCCTTTACGTGGCTCTGACACGAAAGAGCGCCAAAAGGCTTTTGTGGAATCGTTTGAAACGAATGTGTTTGGAAATCGGTATAGGTTTTAAAGCGAGTGAATCAGATCTGATTTTGAGCTTTGAAAACAGCTCTGAAATCTGGCTAGCGGGCGCGAATCAAGAAGACGTTGCAGAGACTTTGCGCGGCCATGCGTACAGAGTAGTTATCTTAGATGAGTGCGCTTCTTTTCGTGGTCATATCGATACGCTCATTGAAGAAATACTAGAACCAGCGACTATTGATGAGGACGGGGAACTTTGGATCATGGGAACCCCTTCATGGGATTTTTCTAGCTATTTTTACCGAGCGAATCACAACACGAAAGAGTGGGATTCGTTTCACTGGACGCTGTTTGAAAACCCGCACATCCCTGGTGCGAAAGAGTGGGTTAAGAATCTGCAGGCAAGGCGTGGATGGTCTGACGATAACCCAATTCTGCTGCGCGAATACTACGGTATGTGGATAAAAACTTATGATGAGATGGTTTATTTGTTCAACCCACTTCGAAACCTTTTTCAAACTCTGCCCACTGATTTGCATCAAAATGTTCTCGGAGTTGATATAGGTTTTGAAGACAAAATGGCATTCAGTATTGTCTCGCACCAGCAACACAGTCCCGTTGCTTACGTTAGACATTCTGAAAAACATCATCAAATGCTGATTCACGATTTGGCAATGCGAATCAAAAGATTGCAGTCTGAATTTAGCATTCATACAACTGTAATTGATGAGGGAGGACTAGGAAAAGCCATAGCTGAAGAGCTTAGGCAGCGTTACCAAATACCCTGCAAGCCTGCTGAAAAAAGAAATAAAAGAGCATACATTGAGCTTTTCAATTCAGAATTAAAGGAAGGCAGAATTCTTGTTGAAGAAGACAATCCAGTCATTCAAGAGTGGAATACTCTGTTGTGGGACGACGGTAAAAAGATAGAGAAACCAGGTTTAGCAAATGACGTGAGTGATGCGACACTTTACGCGTGGCGCGAGTCGTTTTACTATCTCGAAGAAACAATCGTTGAAGCTCCCAAACGTGGGACGCAGCAGTATTATGATGCTGAAGAAGCGCGCATGCTCAAAGAAAAAGAGCAGGCATACAAATTTAAATCTGAAAACAAGGCGGGTTGGTGATGGATAAATTCGGTTGGTGGAATGAAAAAGGTGACGATGCGGCAGCGACTTTGTTTGCAGAAATCAAGCATATCACAAACAAAGATTCTGGCAGACTTCACGCAATCATGAAGTACCTAAAGATGTACACTGGCCGCGACAATATGACTCTAAGTACTGTCGATTTAATTACTCGTTTGCGCATGATTCAAGACGTGTCAAAAATCGTAGATCGTGGTCTTGAGTACAACGTGGTGCAAAGCGCAATCAACACGTTGCACTCTAAGATTTGCAAACGTAGAGAGCGCGTTAGGTTTCTGACCAATGGAGGTTCTTGGGAACAACAAAGGTCGGCAATCAAAGCAGAGAGACTTATCTATGGTGTGTTTATGGATGCTAAAATCCATGAAATTAACATGAAGCAAACACTAGATAGTTATTGGGCTGGTTCAGGATTTGTGCATGTGTTTCACAAAATAAAAGACAACAAATTAAGAATCTGTGCTGAAAGAATTCATCCTGCAGAAATGGTAGTCGATTTCGAAGATGCTGAAAATGGTGACCCGAGAACAATGCGCAGAATAAAAAGCGTTCCAGTGGACGTCATTAGAAGCTCTTACCCTGAGCTTTCAACGAGATTAGACTTGCTCATGATGCAAGGCTCAGACCAAACTTATGACAGCGTTACCAAGCGAATTCTGGTCGCCGAATCTTGGCACCTACCAGATGATAATGGCGATAACGGGAAACACATTCTAGCGATAAATAATGCTGTACTTGCTAGCGAAGACTATAACCATTTCGAGTTCCCGATCATCAAACAAGACTTTTTGTGGGCGCCATTCGGTTACTACGGTATGGGCATTGCAGAGCTTCTTGTCTCGCACCAGAGAGAGCTTGATTCACTCGTTCAGTACCGACAGATTTGCTTGAAAAGAGGATCTAACCCGCGAACGTATGTTGACCGTGCTTCGAACGTTGACATTGACCAGTTAACCAACGCGCCTAACGCTATTGTCGTTTACTCTGGCACTCCGCCGGTTCAAGAGTCGAGACCTCCTTACGCTGACACACTCGCGCGCGATATCGAAGATATCTACAATAAGGCGTACCAAGAATGCGGGATTTCTCAGCTGTCCGCTTCCAGTCAAAAGCCTGCAGGTCTTAATTCTGGGAAAGCGATTCGAGAGTTTTCGGATATCGAATCTGACAGGTTTCAAACCGCTGGTCAGTTTAGGCAGATAGCGCATATCGATATCGCGAAAGCAATTGTGCGAGAGCTTGGAACTATCACGAGACTGATAAAAGCAGATGCCCCAGGCTACCGAAAGGCAAACAAAACTCTTTTAAGTTATGATAGGGAGCAGGGAGTTTCTCAGTTTGAACTGACTGACTTTGACCTGCTTGATGGCGAGTACATTATTCAATCGCACAACACGTCAATGTTTCCCCAGAAGCCTGAAGGGCAACTTGAATTCGCGCAAGAACTTGCGAGTGCAGGATTGATTGACCAGACTGATGCTCTTGAGCTGCTCGATTTCCCAGATACTCAAAACGTGCTGACCCGAAACCTTGCTGCGCAGCGTTACGCAAAAATGGTTATCGAAAAGATTCTTGATGATGAGATTTTCATCAGTCCCGACCCTTACGAAGACCACGCGAGAAACTTTTCTATTGCCACGAAATACTACGCGACAGCAAAGCTAAATGGTCTTGATGAAATCAAACTAAGTTTGTTACGTCAGTATATGGACGCTAACGACAGGTTCATAAAAATGGCTCAAGAAGCTCAACAGATGCAAGAACAAGTACCGCAACAAATGCCGATGCCACAAGAGATTATACCTCAATGAAAATAGAAAATAGAAAGACAAGCGAGATTAAGCCTTATTCAAAGAATGCTAAAAAGCATCCTGAATCTCAAGTCAAAAAGCTTGCTGATATGATATCGCGCGTTGGTTTTATTCAACCAATTGTGGTTGATGAGGATGATGTTGTTATTATCGGTCATGGCAGACTTGAAGCGGCGGCAAAATTAGAATTAGAAACAGTTCCAACGGTCAAGCTGTCTGCTCTTTCCAAAGCAGAAGCAAGAGCGCTTAGAATCTTCGATAACAAGATAGCTATTCAGCCGTGGGAAGATGAAAATCTTAAGTTTGAAATCACTGAGCTTTCGCTTATGGAAAACTTCGACTTTGATTTGACTGGCTTTGACTTAGAAGATTCTGTTTCTGACTTTGTGCCAAACTTGCCTGATGATGTTCCGAGCGAAAGCAAGCCTAACACCGATATCATTCTCAGGGTTACTTTCGATGATGAGGATTCGCAGCAAGAGCTGTTCGAAGAACTGCGCGACCGTGGGTTCAGGGTGAAAGTGTGAATTTTGGTATCCCCTACATGGGCAGCAAGCAGGATATTATTGCATCCCTTGCCCTAAACTTTCCAAAAGCAGAAAACTTTTATGACCTTTTTGGAGGTGGTTTTTCTGTCACTCACTACATGATGCTTATGAAGTCGAAGAGGTATCAAAACTTTCATTTCAATGAGATTATCCCGAGCACAGTTGAGCTTATAAAAAAAGCAATCAGCGGTGATTTTAGTTACGACAAGTTCAAGCCTGAGTGGGTTTCAAGAGACGAATTTATAAAGAACAAAGATTCGTGTGCGTACACACGGATACTATGGAGCTTTGGAAATAATCAAAAAGGCTACATATTCGGAAAAGACATAGAAGCTTATAAAAAGTCTTTACATATGGCCGTTGTTTTCGACCAGTTTGACGCTACTGCGAGTTCTATTTTACAGATAACAGCATGGCCGAATGATGTGAAAACCATTCTCCAAAAAAGATTTTACGTGAGGCATAAAGTAGCGCATTCAAACAAAGGAATGAGACGGGGAGATTTGGAGCAGTTGCAGAAGTTGCCGCACCTAGAGCGAGTGGAGCGGTTGCAGCAGTTGCAGCAGTTGGAACGATTGACTCCATTGACAATGACTTCTCTTGACTACTCGAAAGTTATCATCAAACCAAACTCTCTGGTCTATTGTGATATACCTTACCGTAACACGGCAAAGTATACCGTTGAGTTTGACTACCAACGATTTTTTGATTGGGCAGCGAGTGCAGACTTTCCGGTTTACATATCAGAGTATCAAATTGATGACCCAAGATTTAAGCTAGTTTACACGGTGGATAAAAAGACAAAGCTCTCTTCAAAAGGCATGCTGAAAGGTAAGCCTGAAAAACTATACTGGAATGGAAAAGGGTAAAATATGCAAGAACTATTGAATCAGCAGCATCAAGCACCAGAGTCAACCACGAGTTCAAATGAGCCAGATATCGATACGATGAGAAAGCAGTTGAGTGATAAAGAATCTCAGCTGACTTCGCGTTTCGATGGTTTGACAAGACGTGAGCGCATGTTGTTGCAGCGCGAAAACGATTTAAAAACAAAATACGCTGGTGTTCAGTCTTATGAAGAGATGAAAGAAATGGCGTCGAAAGACCCTCTGAAAGTCATGGAAAAGCTCGGTTTGTCTTACGATAAATTGACCGACTTATATGCTGGTATGAGCCCTAAAGATGAGACAGAAAAAACTGTCGGCTCCCTCAAATCAGAAATCGAAGACCTCAAGACCAGACTGGAGCAAGATGCTGCGCAAGGTCAGATGAAAGAAGTCATGCGCGTTAAGGGTGCCAAATTAACAACACTCAAGAATCTTGCAAGCAAGGAAGATTCAGATTACTCTCTAGTGGCTCACTTTGGAGTGTACGATGATGTTTTGAATTACATGGCAAAACATTATGAGTCCTCCGGTGAGATTCTTGATGATGACGAAGCACTTCGACATGTAGAAGAACGTCTATTCGAGAACTTGAAGTCACTCAAAAGCAATCGAAAGATTCAAGAGCTGATGGGTGCCGTGGAGCATGGAACGCAAGGACAGAAGCCAGATAGTCCGTTTTCTTTAAGTGACTCGAAATTTAAAAATGAGACACCTAAAACCGAAACCACTCGGGGACTATCTGACGCGCAACTATTCGAAATTGCGCTTTCGAAAATGCCTGATATTAAGCTTCGGTAAAAGGGTGTCTCCAATTTATGGAGATTGTAATGGGACTTGATTTAACTTCGTTCGGGCCTGCTCTTAAAACTCTTTATCCGCCCGACAAAATTGAAAAAGAACTGTACAAAGACAGACCTTTTCTTGCCATGCTTCCTAAAGATGAAAACTTTGTTGGTGACTCCTCCAAAGAAACTTTGATGTACGGAAATCCCCAAAACATCTCCGCTACTTTCGCAACTGCTCAAGCCTTGACTTCAGAATCGCAATACCGAGCATTCATTTTAACTCGCGTCAAAAAGTACGGATTTGGTTTTGTTGACAACGAAACAATCAAGGCTTCGATGAACGATAAGGGCGCATTTCTCCGCGCTCTGTCTGAAGAAATCGACAACGCAACCGACGGTATCGCGCAAGCTATTGCTATTGACGTTGCGCGTGATGGCTCTGGTGCACTTGCTCAAAGGAAGTCTGCATCAACTGACGTGATTACGCTTGCGAATCCAGAAAGCGCTAGGAACTTTGAAGTCAGCATGAGCGTCTCCGCTGCTGCTGCTAAAAGCTCGGGTTCGCTTCGAGTCGGAACAACAACTGTTGCCGCTGTCGACTCAGTAGCTGGTACAATAACGTTGACTTCAGCTGCTGGAATCACGTCATTCGCGGATAATGATTTTATC